GTCACGCACGCGCATGCACGTAACCAGAAAGTGACGTAACAAAAAACGTGCCACGTCCACGCACATCGACCGAGTCAAAGATCCTCCGGGGGTCGTTCCGGCCGAGCACGGCACGTCCGGCGCCGGTGGTGTACGCGCTCGGCAGATGGCCGGCAGCTCCGCGCGAGTTGGATGCCGATGAACGCGCCTACTGGAAGACGATCGGCAGGTCGGTGCTTCCTCTTCGCACATGCTCGTCGGCCGAGTTGCCGATGGCGCTGATGCTGGCGCAGGAGTTGGCGCGGCGGGACCGGATGCGGAAGGGCGGCGCGACCGACACGGCTCTCAACGCGGTGATGCTCGCGACCAAGCAACTCTGGACGGAACTCGGGGTGGGCGCGAGCGGGCGGAACAAGTCGTGCCCCTTGCCGCTGCCGGAGACGGACGAGGCGGATCCGCTGGCCGAGTTCGGGGCGCAGCCCGACGAAGGGGCGCACTAGGTGGCGCCTCCCGAGATCCAGGCGGCCGGGTCGCCGCGGCAGCGCAAGCCGAAGAAGGCGGCGCCGCGGGACCACGTCGCCATCGCTCGGAAGTTCGAGGAGGACGTGCTGTCCGGGGCGTTCCCGTGCGGGGTGCTGTTCCGGGCTGCGGTCGAGCGGCAGCGTGCGGACCTCGCGCGGACGGACATCGCCTACCGCTTCGATGCGGACCTCGGGGCCAAGGCGGTTCGGTTCCTGGAACTCCTGCCGCACGTGGACGGGCCGAAGGCCGGGGAGTTGTTCGAGGCGCAGCCGTGGCAGGTGTGGGCGGTCTCGGTGCTGCACGGCTGGGTCAGCAAGGTCAACGGCTACCCAAGGTTCCGGCGGGCTACGCTCTTTATGGCGAAGGGCAACGGCAAGACCTTCCTGGCGGCCGGGATCGCGCTCTATCCGCTATGCACGGGCGGGACGGGCGACAAGGTGTTTTCGGCGGCGACGACACGGGAGCAAGCTGGCCTCTCGTTCCAGACGGCCCGGCACATGCTGCTCAAGTCGCCGCGGCTGGTGGAGCGGTTCGGGCTCGAGGTCGGGCAGCACGCGATCATCCAGCCGGCGAGCGGAGCGGCTTACCGTTGTTTCTCGTCCGAGGCCAGGAGCGCCGAGGGCGTGATCCCGAGACTCATCGTCGAGGACGAGATCCACGCCCACCCGGACCGCGAGCTCCACGACAACCTGCGGTCATCGGCGGCGAAGCGGCCGGACTCGCAGATGGTCGTGATCTCCACGGCCGGCTTCGACATGTCGCCCGGGGCGATCGGCTACGAGGTCTACGGCTACGCCAAGGACATCCTGGAGGGCCGGCTCAAGGACGATTCCCAGTTCGCCCTGCTCATCGAGGCCGACGAGAAGGACGACCCGTGGGACCCGGCGACCTGGCGGAAGGCGAATCCCAACCTGGGCGTCTCGATCGACGCGGTCGAGGTCGAGAACGAGGCGAACGAGGCCCGGCAGCGGCCGGGCAAGCAGCCATCCTTCTTCACGAAGCGGCTCGGTCGGTGGGTGAAGTCGGCGGCCAGGTGGATCCCGCCGGCCTCCTGGGACGCCTGCGCCGACGCGACGCTGAAGCGCGAGGACTTCACCGGCCCGGCCTACATCGGCGTGGATCTGGCCTCGACGCGGGACCTGACCGCCAAGGTGCTTGTGTTCGTGTCGATGCGCGAGGACGGGCAGCGTGAGTATTCGGTCTTCTGCGACACCTACCTGCCGAGCGAGTCGGTCACCTTCGAGACGGTGAGCGAGGATCTTCGGCTGTGGGCCTCCGAAGGGTGGCTCACGCTGACTCCAGGGCCGGCGCTGAATCTGGGAATCGTTCAGGGCGAGATCGCGGCGGACCTGGAGCGGATGCCAGGATCCGAGGTCTGTTACGACCCTTGGGGCGCGGCCGCGCTCGTCCAGTTGCTCGAGCCGGCCGGCGCGACGTGCGTTGAGATCCGCCAGGGCGCCAAGACGCAGAGCGAGCCCATGAAGGCGCTCGAGGCAGCCATCCTCGACAAGCGGCTCCGGCACGACGGGAATCCGGTGCTGTCGTGGTGCATCGGGAACGTGCTGGCGCGCGCCGACCGAAACGGGAACATCGCCCCGGACCGCGAGAACGAAGGCAAGAAGATCGACTGCGCGGTGGCGCTCATCAACGCCTTCGTGCGGGCCCACATCGCCGACGTGTCGGGCGCCGGCAGCGTCTACGCCTGGAGCGCATGATGCTCAACCTCGGCGCCAGGTGGAACCTTCAGAACCGCGGCGACACCTCGCCGCTCGACCCTCGGCGCGGCCAGGCTTACTGGATCTCCCCGCCCTACATCCCGGACGGACTCCAACTCTCGCCGCATCAGGTGTTCGAGGTCGGCGCGGTGTGGGCGTGCGTCTCGCTCATCGCGAACTCGATCGCCTCGGCGCCCTGGTACGTGCTCGACGTGGACGCGGACGGGAAGCGGACCAAGGTGCCGCCGGGTGACTCGCTGTCGTGGATGCTGAACACCTCCCCGAACAGCGAGCAGATCGCGCAGTCGGTGAAGGAGTCACTGGTCGCCCAGGCGCTCGTCTTCGGGAATGGCTACGCCGAGATCGTCCCGGACGGCGCGCGGCGGACCCGAGAACTCTGGCCGCTCCTGTCGGAGCGCATGTGGCTGCCGACTCGGACGCCGGTCGTCAAGGACAGTGACGGCAACTACGTGAGCGGTGGCGAACTCGTCTACGACTACATGAACCCGGATGGCGGCCAGATTCGGATGCCGGCGGCCCGGGTGTTCCACCTCCGCGGCCCCAGCCTCGACGGCCTCATGGGCGCCGGAACGGTCACCGCGGCCATGAAGGCGATTACCACGGCGGCGGCTAAGGATCGCTACTCGGCCGCGTACTTCGCCAACGCCGCGACGCCTTCGCTGCTCATCGAGGTGCCGAAGGTTTTGCAACCGAAGGAGCGCACCGACCTCCGGGCCGAGATCGAAGCGAAGTATGCCGGCTCGAAAAACAACGGTCGCCCGTTCGTGCTGGAGGGCGGGGCGAAGATCACGCCGGTCTCGAACAACCCGAGCGAAGCGCAACTCGTCCCCGGCCAGCAGCACTCGCTTGAGGAGATCGCGCGCTACTTCGGGGTGCCGCTTCACTTCCTGGCCTCGCCTCAGGGCGCCCAGGGCTACGGCCGGAACCTGTCTGAGCTGGGGCACGCGCTCATCAACTTCGGGCTGAAGCCATGGACGCGCCGGCTCGAGCAGGAGGCCCAGATCAAACTCATCGGGCCGCGCTCGACCAGGGTCACGGTGATCGACCTCTCCGAACTCTCCAGGGGCACGGCGAAGGAGACCGCCGAGGCCGACGAGATCCGCATCCGGTCAGGCGTCTTCACGATCAACGAGGTGCGCGAGAAGGAGGGCCTGAACCACGGCCCGAGCCAACTCGACGAGCACCTGATCCTGACGACGTACCAGACGGTCGAGCGCGCCGTGGATCCGCCGGAGCCACCGGCGCCGGCCCTGCCAGCCAAGGGCGGCGGCCAGACTTCCGGCGACGACACGCCCGGGGCCGGGCAACTCGGGACCGCGCCGGCCGACTCGATCCGGGACGCCTTCGTGGCGCTGCTCGGGCGAGAACTCGACCGCTACGCGAAGAAGCTGGCGAACCGCCGCGCCGACGTGCTCAGGCGGGCCCCGGCGACCGTTGACCAGGCGCTTGAGGCGGCCCGCGCTTCCTTCCGGCCCGCCCTGGTCGAGGACTGCGCCGGCGCGGCGATGGCGCTCAAGCCGGCCGGCGGTCCGGTCGTTGGCCCCGATCTCATCCTCAGGATGGCCGACGCGGTCGAGCAGGGCGAGCCGCCGACGCTTGCCGCCGAACGGCTGCTCACGATGGAGGCTGCACATGGCTGACCCACGCTCCGGCTCGTTCGCGCGGTCATTCTCGATGTTCCAGAAGTCGCTGGATGCCAGGCACCGCGCCCGCGGCATGTCGATGAAGAAGTCGGCCGATGACTCGGCGGACTTGTTTATCTACGACGTCATCGGTGAAAACTTCTGGACCGGCGGCGGCGTGACCGGAAAGTCTGTGGCCGCCGAACTCAAGAAGGCCGAGGGCGTGAAGACGCTGAACGTCTACATCAACTCGCCGGGCGGATCGGTGTTCGATGGCGAGGCCATCTACAATCAGCTCCAGCGCTTCGACGCGACCAAGAACGTGGTGGTGGACGGGCTGGCCGCCTCGGCCGCGTCCTTCATCGCCATGGCCGGCGACAAGATCACCATGGCCGAACCGGCGCAGATGATGATCCACCGGGCCATGGGAGGCGCCTACGGGTTCGAGAGCGATCTCCGCGCCGTGGCCGATGTGCTCGCGCTTCTCACTGACACGATCGCCGGGATATACGCCAAGCGGACCGGCTGTCCGATGGACGAGTGCCTGAAGATGATGGAGGCCGAGACGTGGATGGACGCGGCCAAAGCGGTCGAACTCGGCTTTGCGGATGAGGTGGTCGCTGAGCAGGAGCCGGACGAGGACGACAAGCCGGCGGCCTCTGCGTCGCCCGTCCTGGCAGCCATCGCCCAGACGCAGGCGCGCATCACCAGCCTTCCCGCCATGAGGCGGGAGTCGCAGATGAGGAAGCATCGGATCGCGGCCAGCCTCGATCCGAGCCGGGCCAGCCCGGGGCAGACCGCAACGAAGTGAGGAGATCCATCCGAATGGACCCCATCGAGAAGCTGTACCAGCAGATCGCCCAGATCCACGGCGACATGACCGCGCTCGAGGCGGCCGTGTCCGCCGAGAACCGCAGCATGACGGCCGAGGAGCTGAAGACCATGACCGACAAGCAGGCCCAGTTCGACCTGCTCACCGCCGAGGTCGCCCAGCGCGAGAAGAGCGCGGCCAACGCGGCGCTTCTCGCCAAGGCGCAGCCCCGCCTGACCGCGACCGTCCCGACCGCTCAGGTCGGCGGCTTCGGTCAGAGCGCCACCCAGGCGCCGCAGCCCGGAACCTCCACCGTGACCGGCGGCACGCCCGTGGCGCACAACTTCTCGAACCACGGGTTCGTGAAGGGCTCCGGCGAGTTCTTCCTCGCCGTCCGCAACTCCGCGATCTACGGGAAGCGCGACGACCGGCTCAACGTGAGCAACGTCTCGACCTGGGCCGGCGAGACCGTCGGCGCCGACGGCGGGTTCGCCCTGCCCCCGGCCTTCGTCACCGGGATCATGTCGCTGGTGACCGCCGAGGACTCCTTCATCCGAGCCCTCAACCCGTTTCCGACCCAGTCGGACATCATCACCGTGCCGAAGGACGAGGACGCGCCGTGGTCCACCACCGCGGTCACCGCGGCCAAGACGGCTGAGGGCACCGCCATCACCGCCTCGAAGCCCTCGATCGGCCAGCTCAAGGTCCCGATGTACGGCGTCAAGAGCCTCGTTCACGTCGACGAGAAGTCGCTCCGCGACATGGCGTTCCTCTCGGCCTACGTCGAGCGGAAGATGGCCGAGAAGATCCGCTGGAAGGTCGAGAACTACGTGATGAACGGCACCGGCGAGAACGAGCCCCTGGGCATCATCAACGCCCCCGGCCTGCTCGCCCTCTCCGACGTGAACTCGACCGCGACCGTCATCGGCGGCGAGGACATCATCGCCATGGAGGCGCTGAGCCTCATGGGCGCCGGCGGGTTCTGGATCGTCCACCCCACCGCGCTGCCCCAGGTCCGCACCCTCAAGAGCGGCACCGGCGGCTACCCGCTCTACACGACCGACTTCAAGCAGGCGGTCGGCGGCGGCCTCCTCGGCTACCCGCTCTACAAGTCGTTCGCCTCCCCCGCGCTGAACACCACCGGCGACATCCTGTTCGTGAAGCCGGACGGCTACTTCCTCGCCTTCGAGGCCGCCGGTCCCCAGAACGCGACGACCATCGCCTTTGCGTTCGACCAGAACCTCCAGTCGTTCCGCTCGACGCTCTACATGGGCGGCGCTCCGACCCTCGCCGCGACCGTCACGCTGCCCGACGGCTCGACCAAGGTTTCCAACCTCATCGCCATCGCCGGCAGCCGTAGCTAGCCGGAAGGGAGAACGCACATGGGCATTCTGACCAAGGAGTACACGCCGCTCGTCTCCGCGACCAAGCTCAACGTCCCCGCTGCCGCGGTGGACGACGGGTCCGCCGTCTACGGCACCTACGTCACCGCTCCCGCGACCAAGTGGGTGCTCGGCTCCGCCATGCCGAAGGGGCGCAAGCTGCTGGTGGTCGTGAACACCGGCGCGCTCACCAGCACCCCGACCGCCCTCAAGGTCGCGCTGCTCGGCGGTGGCACCGACACCTCCGGGTCGTCGGCTGCGGAGATCGCCAGCACCGTGACCGCCTGGGCCACGCCGGCCGGGAACACGTCCTACCTCGCGGAGATCGACCTCGCCGCGGTGTCCGACCTGACGAAGTACTACTCACTCGGCCTCGCGAGCAACGGCGGCGGGTCCACCTCGATCATCGCCGGTGCGACCGCCCTGGTGCTCGACCCGGCGTTCGTGCCGTAGCAACCCGGCCTCGGGCCGCGGTGGGGCGCTCCCCTGCCGCGGCCCAGGCCACCTGGAGCCAGCATGTCTGACCTGTGCAGCCTCGACGACGTGAAGGGATACCTGGGCCTCGACGCCCAAGGCGTCACCTCACAGGACGCGCTTTTGACGCGCCTCGTCTCGGCTGCCTCGGCGTGGCTGGAGGGCGAGATCGGACGGGTGCTCGGCCAGACCGCCATTACCGGCGAGACCTACTCGGGCGATGGCACGGTCTACCTGCGCCTGCGGAACGGGCCGGTGATCTCGGTTCAGTCGCTCACCATCGACGGCGCGCCGGTCGTTCAGCAGACCGCCGACGTCGAGGGGTGGGTGCTGCAAGACGACACGTTGTATCTGGCCGGAGCTGCGAGCGGCGTCGGCATGCTCATCACCGGACCCTACGGGCAGGCGTTCAGCCCGACCCTTCTCACCACGCTGCGCTACACGGTCGGCAAGGCGAACGTGGTGGTCAGCTACACCGCTGGGTATCCGCTGGACGCGATCCCGGGCGACTTGCGCCAGGCCGCGGTCGAACTCGCCTGCGACGCCTATAACCGCCGCAGCCGCCTGGGCGTCATGTCCAAGGTCGTCGGCGGTGAAAGCGTGACTTTCCAGACCCTCTCGCTCGGGCCCGGCATACAGGGCGTGATCCGGCACTACCAGCGGGTGTGGCTGTGATCGAACTGGAGATCAACACCGCGCAGTATCGGGCCGGCATGGCTGGCCTGTTCCGCATGCCGGAGGCGCTTCGGACGAAGCTCATCGAGGCGATCACGGCCTCGACCATAGAACTCGGCTCGGCGGTCCAGTCCCGCGTGCCGCGCGACTCTGGCCGCCTCGCCTCCGCGATGGTGCAGGAGGTCAAGGTTCTGCGGAAGATGGTGATCGGCAAGGTCAAGTTTCCGAGCGGCGGAAAGGGCTCGCACGGCTTCCTGGCGACCTTCTTTGAGGGCGGCGCGAAGTCGAGCACCGTCGAGGTGAAGGCGCACATCCGGCGCTCGGCCGGGCAGGCCTCGGAGAAGATGACCAAGGCGGAGCGGGCGAAGGCCAGCACCGGCCAGGTGAAGGCCTACACCCGTCGCAACGCCCTGCTCTCCGACTCCTTCAAGCCGTTCATGGCCCCGGCCTGGGACTCGGTGCGCTTCCGGGTCGAGGCTCGTATCAACGCCGCGGTCGAGGCCGCCATCGCGGAGGGTCGATGATCCAGCGCGAAGCCGCCTACCAGGCTCTCGCGGACCGGCTCCAGTCGGCCATGGCCGGCACGCCAGCGCCAGGCTGGGAGTGGTCATTCGGCCGGACCTACCGCGACTTCGACGACCCTCAGGTGCTCCAGCCGGCGTGCCTGGTCGTGGTGAGAGACCAGCGGCCGATGGTTCAGTCCGGCATGCCGACGCGCTGGGAGCTCGGGGCCGGGGTGCTCGTCTACTTCCAGAACAAGGACCCGGACACCGAGACTGACACGCTGGTGAACGGCGTGATCGATGCGGTGGAGGGCGCGCTAGTCGCGACGGCAGATGAGGCTGACGGCACAGGAGAGATGCACACCACGCTTGGCGGCATCGTGCTCCGGGCGTGGATCGACGGTCAACTCGGGGTCTTCCAGGGGCTACCCGGAGACCAAACGGTCATCGTGATCCCGGTCACGATGCTGGCGGCTTAAGGAGGCAGTCATGGCGATGCAGTCCCTGGTGGTTGGTCTCGGCACGCTGTCCCTGGTGGACACGAGCGTGACGCCCGCAGTTCCCCGGCCCATCGCGGCTCTCTCCGACATCCAGGTGGACATCTCCTGGACGGTCAAGGACTTCGAGGCGGACAAGCAGATGGCGATCGCCTCGGCCCGCGTCGGCCAGAAGATCACCCTGAAGGCGAAGACGGGCGACGTGAACGGCTCGCTCCTGGCCCAGATCCTCAACGCGACCGCGGCCACCGGCACGACCAAGGTCACGACCGCCAGCGCGGCGGCCTCCACGACCGTCACGCCGACCGTGCCCGGCTCCGGGACGTGGTCGGAGGATCTGGGCGTCCGCAATGCCTCCGGTTTGCTGATGACGCCTGTCGCCTCGAGCCCGGCGCAGGACGTCTCGTACACCATCAGCGCCGGGACCTACGGGTTCCACGCGAGCCAGTCCGGCACCATGTCGATCCGGTACGCCTACACCGTGACCGGCGGGCACAAGATCCAGATGACGAACCAGGCGATCGGCGCCACGCCCTTCTTCGAGGCCGTGCTCTACAACGACTACACCCAGGCCGACGGCTCGGTCTCCCAGATCGGGTACCGCTTCTACTCCGTGACATGCGCGAAGCTCGCCATGGCGTCGAAGCGCGACAACTTCACGGAGATCGACCTCGATATGCAGGTGTACCCGAGGGCGACCGACGGCGAGATCGGCTACACCTACACGGCCTAGTCCATGGCGCTCATCCCAGGCATCGCGGTCCAGCTCGGCGGGCAGGAGTTCACGATCCCGTGCTTCTCGTTCGCCGTGGCTCGCAAGGTGGACGAAACCGGGATCGCCCGGCTCGCTCTCGGCCAGCAGGAAGGGACCCAGGACGAGAGGTACCAGGCGATCCTGGAGTTCATCCGGCTGGCGCTCTCCAGGAACTACCCGGACATCACGAAGGAAAGCCTGGAGGCGCTTCTCGATGACAACTTCGCCCAGGACGCCGTGCGGGCGATCCTAAAGGTGAACAAGATGGACCGGCGCCCAGGAGCATCACCGGGAGAGCAAGGGCCCCGTCCCGTGGCCCACGGTGACGGGGCTGCTCTGCACGGGCCTGAAGTTGTCGCCCAGCCAGCTTGACCGAGAGGACTTCCCGGCCGTGATGGAAGTGCTCACCTACTGGAAGGACTGGCCGCCCGAGCACGTGGTGGGGCGGATGTTCGGCCAGTTCTACGGTCTCCTGAAGGCTCCGCCCAAGGTCGATGTCCAGGTCGTTGATCAGGCCGCGACGGCCGACGAGATGCTGGCGGCAGGTCGGCTCATGTTCGGCGCGGCTGGGGTGGCGTGATGGCGACCACGACCCTGGAGATCATCGGCAAGGACTCGGGCGCGACCGCTGCGGTCAAGGGCGTCAACGCTGCACTTGCCGACTCCGGCGTGGCGGCCGATCAGGCCAACATCCACTTTCACGGCCTGAAGGGCTCAAGTGACGGGCTGTTCGGCTCGCTCAAGGATCTTCGCGGCGAGGCGCGGCAGCACGATCGGGTCTTCAATTTCTACGGCGCGCAACTCGCATCGCTCACGGGCGTGACCAAGAACTTTGGCGCCGAGATCGCCGGACTTGGGATCGCGCTCGGCTCCGGGATGTGGGTCGTCGCAGCCGTCGAAGGTATCAAGATGATCGTCTCCCACTTCCAGGAGACTGGTAAGGAAGCGAAGAAGGCCGCCGAGGAGGCCGAGAAGGAATGGAAGAAGCGGATGGACGGGATCCAGTCCGCCATCGATGGCGTCAAGCGGAAGATCCTGGAGCTCAAGGGGTTGGACCCGGAACGGGTCAGCATGGGGGCCGGGCTCCGGGCGCTCAACGAGGAGATGGCGAAACTTCTCAAGGAAGATCCTGAAGGGCTCCAGCACGAGCGGATGGACAAGCTCAAGCGCGACTACGCCGAGTTGCTGGAGAAGGCGAACAAGTATCGCGAGGCCAGGGAGAAGGAGGCCAGCACAGCATTCGTCGAGGGCGCTGGCAAGCGCGCCCAGGAGGCCGCCATCGAGGCGGCCAACATGGAGGCCGATCTCGAGAAGGAAAACGCTGCTCGGTGGAAGTCGGACACCGACCGCGAGATGGCTGCCATCAGGGCCAGGTTAGCGCTGGAGAATCACGAGGCGGCACAGCAGAACGAAGCGGTGATCGCTCTCCAGAACCTCGAAAGGAAGCTGGACGAGGAGAAGACCAAGGCGGCCGAGAAGGCTGCGGCCCTACAGAAGAAACTGTTCCAGGAAGAGACCGCGGCGATCGAGCACTACCTGTCCCCGATGAAACATGCGGCCGATACGGCGCTGAACGGACTGCTCACCGGATCGCTGAACGCGAAGCAAGTCTGGGATGATCTCTGGAAGGGCATGGTTCGGACCGCTGTCAATGGCATCGTCGAAATCGGCGAGAAGTGGGTCGTGACGCAGCTAACCAAGAAGCTCTTGGGGTCTGCGACGAACATGGGCGAGGTTGGGTCTGAGGCTGCTGTCGCTGGAGCCGCGGCCTACGCTTCGACCGCTGCGATTCCGATCGTCGGTCCTGCCCTGGCGCCGGCTGCTGCCGCAGAAGCCTACGGGGCGGTTATCTCCATGGCACCGCTTGCGGCATTCGACGTTGGTACCTGGAATGTACCGGCCGACATGGTTGCAAAGATTCATGAGGGCGAGGGAGTGATCACGAAGCCGCTCATGGACTCAGTGCGCTCCGGTGAAGCCACACTCGGCGCCGGGCGCGGCCGCGGCGCAACCTTTAATCTCAACGTGGCCGCTTGGGACATGCACGGCTTCGAGCGGGTCGTCACGAACAACGATAGCGACTTCAGCCGGGCCCTTCGGAAGATGCAGCGGAGGCTCGGTTGAGCGGGCTCATCTTCCCGACCCTGGCCGGTCTCGCGCCAGAGGTGAAGCGGTCTCGCGTGGATGGGTCGTTCATCCAGACCGCATCGAGCGGGCGCGAGCTCCGCGGGTCCAGGGCCGACCGGCCTCGGTGGAAGTACGGGATCAAGTTCAACATCCTTCGGTCGGCGGCGGCCTTCAAGGAACTCCAGGCGCTCGAATCCTTCATCGGCCGACTCGACGGACGGACGGACTCGTTCCTGTGGAAGGACGCCGAGGACTACTCGGTCACGGCTCACGGCTTCGGGGTCGGAGACGGGTCGACCAAGGACTTCCAGCTTCAGCGGACCCGCGGCGGGAACTTCTCGGATGTCTCCGGGACCTGGCCCGCCTATGACCAGCCCAGGACGAACCTGCTGACCTACTCGCAGGACTACTCGAACGCGGCGTGGAGCAAGAACGCGGTTACCCAGGGGAACGCAGCAGTCTGGGCGCCGGACGGATCGCTGACCGCCGACGTCATCACCGACACATCGGCCAACTCCCAGCATGGCATCGTGGGCACGGCCATCACGGTCTCAGCGGCGACGGTCGTCACCCTGTCGATGTGGCTCCGCAAGGCGCAGACTTACGACACGGTGGAGTTCGGCCACAATGCAACCGCCTATGTGGCCGTCTTCAACCTCGCCACGGGCGTGGTGGCGTCGTCTGGCGCGTCTTGTACGGGCGCCATCACGTCAGGCTGGAATGGATGGTATCTCTGCTCGGTCACCTTCACGACCCCTGGGACGTCAGTCACGCCGGCTCTCTTGCTGAACGGCGGGGCTTCCTACGTGGGAGGGAGCGGGTCCGTCAACGTCTGGAATGCCCAACTCGAACTCGGCTCGGCAGCGACGAAGCCGATCCTGACGACCAGCGCCGCCGTGACTGCGGTCCCGGCCTACTGGCCCGCCATCACCGACGCCTTCGAGCCGGTGACGGAGCCGGTCCCGGGGATCCAGGTCTACTCGGCAGGCGCGCTCAAGGCACCGTCCACCGACTACACGCTGGCGGCCGGGACGGGCGTGGTCTCCTTCGGCTCCGCTCCAGCCTCCGGCGCCGCGCTCACCTGGACGGGCTCCTACTGGAAGCGGGTTCGCATCGACACGGCCGAGGTGGACTTCGAGCGCGTGGTTGAGCAAATCTGGGAGCTCGGGACCCTCGACCTCATCTCGGTGATCTGATGCGCTCGGTCGGGACCGACCTCGGCACCTTCCTCGACACCCACACCACGCTGGATTGGTTCGCGGAGCTATTCACCTGGACCCCGCAGAGCGGGGCCACGTACAGGTGGACGAACTGGGCCAGCGACCTCACCGTCGGCGGCCACACCTTCACGGCGGCCGGCACGGGGACGGTCCCGCTCATCGAGGTGGACGGGTACAAATCGTCGGTCGGCACCACCATCGAGACGACCAAGGTCACGCTTTACGCCGGGGCGACGGCTCAGTTCGGTGGGGTCCGGCTCCCGCTGGCTGCGGCGAGCGGCGCCTTCGACCAGTGCGGCCTGCTCGTCGAGCGGGTCTACATGCCGTCGCCCGGGGACGTGAGCCTCGGAACGATGCACATCTTCCAGGGCATCGTCGGCGACGCGGAGCCATCGTCCAGCACCGTGGTGCTCACGGTCGAGAGCGGGATGGCCGCACTCAACCAAGTCATCCCGCGAACGATGATCCAGGCGGGGTGCAACAACGTTCTCTTTGACACGATCTGCTCCGCTGCCGGGCTGACGAAGGCGAGCAAGACCGTGACGGGCACTTGCTCATCCGGCGCCACCTCGATGTCCGTGCCGACGTCGAGGACCGAGGCCGACAAGTGGTTCGAACTCGGGGTGATCACGTTCACCTCGGGCGTGTGCTCTGGCCAAGCGCGCGGGGTCGTGGCCTTCGCCAATGCCTCGGGCGTCTTCACGCTCGACCGTCCGCTGAACGGCACGCCGGCCAACGGGGATACCTTCAGCGTCTACCCGGGCTGCGACAAGGCTCGGAACGGTGGATGCGCGAAGTTCGCCAACCTCTCGCAGTTCAGGGGCTTCCCTTTTGCCCCAAGCAAGGGACTCGTTTACCAGCAGCCGAGCCTCCCACCGAGGACCTACGCGCACAACGATCCGACCGGCGTTGGCTGGACCCCGGTGACGGATGTTTCGACCGCCAGCTACGGGAAGGTCCTGCCGATCGTCTACGGGCGCCAGCGCGTCCCTGGGATGCTGGTGTACGTGGCGCCTCCCGGCGCGACCACTAGGCCCCAGAATCAGGGACTGGCGACGCAGATCATGGCGCTCTGCCAGGGCGTGATCGACTCGGTCTTGCGCTACTGGCGGAACGGCGCGGCCTCCACCTCCTTCTTCGCGGCCTACCCGTACCACGCACCCGACGGGTCCGTGAACACAGGTCATACCGCGACGGGCGGCGACACCCAGACACCGTGGTCGGTCGTGACCGACATCGACCCGGCCGAGGCGCTGGCCTACCCGGGCGTGGCCTACGTCGGCATCGAGAGCGCGCCCTATACGCCGTCGGACGTGGACTCCAGGTCATTCGAGGTGGCCGGCATCCTCTACAACGGCCTTGGAGGTGCCGGGGATGCCGATCCGGCCGACGTGATCGCGGATCTCATCTCGGCTGAGTACGGCGCTGCGGTGACCTTCGACGTGGTGACCGACGTGGGCCAGGACGGGAACGCGGCGAGTTCGTTCCGTCGGTATGCCACGGCCGAGAACTTCGGCGTGAGCCTGCTCGTCGACTCCCAGAGGTCGGTGCGGGACATCCTCCGAGACGTGCTCGACGCGACGAATTCCGATGTGGTGTGGAGCGATGGCGCCTTCAAGATCCTTCCCTACGCGGACCTCGTCACCTCCGGGAACTCGGTCACCTTCACCCCGGTCACCGCTCCGCAGTACGCGCTGACGACTGCCGACTTCCTTGGGGCCGACGAGGATCCCGTCACAGCGACTCGCGGGCCGACGGTCGATCTTTACAATACTTGGCCGGTGGAGTTCTTGGAGCGGAGCCCAGTCACATGGAGGCCGCTGTGGCCGGTCGTGTCCACGACCCCGGACCAGTGCCTCAACGCCGGCAACCTGTACCAGTGCATCACCAGCGGGACCACGGCCTCGAGCGGTGGCCCGACGGGAACCAACGCGGACATCACCGACGGCAGCGCTCACTGGAAGTACCTTCAGGCCTACGACGCCGCGGCGGCCTACAACGCTGCCACCGTCGAGAGTCCTGACCCGGTGGACGTCGCGCTCAACAAGATCAAGCGGGCCTCGCCGATCTCGGCGCACGCGCTCTGCAACCGGGACAGCGCCGTGAAGCTCTCCCGGCTCATCGCCCGGCGGAACCTCTACTCGAGGACCGTCTACATGGTCCGGCTCGGGTGGCGGTTCGGCCGGATCCAGCCGATGGATCTTCTCTCCCTAACCGAGCCATTGTTCGGGCTGAACGGCCAAGTCGTCAGGGTCCAGACCATCACGGAGCGGATGCAGAACGGCGAGCCGGTCTACGAGATCGAGGCGGTGGAGTGGCCGGTGGGGTTCTGCCAGGCCCCAAGCCACTTGACTGGTAGCAACGAGAGCGCAAACTACGTTTCTGGGGGAGACGATATGGCGGGTGCGACTGTTGCTGGGCTTGTGGCCGCTGCCTTGTCGTCTTTGACGGCTGGCTCTATCCCGTCGTCAGCTAGCAATGGCTGGCGCGGTGTTGCGGAGGCTACGAGTGGCACCCACGTCGGCCGACTGGTCGCGGTCGGCGATCAGGGCGGGTCCGGTACCGGGGCAGCGGCCTACTCGGACACTCAGGGCAGGGCCTGGACCTCTGCCAACCTCCCGTCTGGGACGTGGGTCTCGGTCTGCTTTGGGAATGGTCTTTTCGTCGCGGTTGGTGGGGATGGTACATACATCCTGGCATCCTCGCCGGATGGCGTTACGTGGACATCACGAACGGTGTCCGGCGGTGGCGCCCTCTACGACGTGAAGTGGAACGGAAGCGTGTTCGTGGCGGTCGGAGCCAGCGGCAACTCGTACTGGTCGAGCAACGGTACGACGTGGACGGCCGCCTCCATGCCCACCGTGAACGGGTCCAACGTCTATCGAGCGGTCGGGTGGTCTCCGTCTCTCGGCTTGTGGCTGGCGACCGGGCACAATGGCGCATCCGCGACGGCCGCTTCGGCAGCTACCTCATGGACCGGACGCGGCATCGACACGGCTAACAACCCAGAGTTGACCTCCGTCGCTTGGTCCGATGCCCTTGGGCTATTCCTGGTGGCAGGATTCGACAAGGTGTACGCCCTGCGCGACGGGATCGCATGGTCGGCGGTTCCGTTCACTGGGATGAACCAACTGACAGTGGTATGGGGCGGCCGTGTGGCCCTCGTCATGGGAAGCGCAACGACTGGCGCCATGCGAGATGCGCTGGCCTACTCCTTCGACGGCCTGGCTTGGACGATCCTCGACGTCGCTGCCACGCCGAATGGCGGGATGCAGGCGGCGACGTGGGTCGCCGGTTCAAGCGGACTCGCCGGGAAGTTCGTGATGGTCGGTAGCGCTGGTGGTGGCAGCGGCCCCGAATGTCTGACGACCGGATCTCTTCCGCGCTAGGGCGCCGAGACCACCGGCGGTCCGCCGCCAGCCGGGAACTCGATCACCAGCACCTCGGGCGACGCCGGCTGGCACACCGGCTCAGGTCCCGGGCACCCCGCCAGCGCGAGCAGCAAGACAACGATCCACCGCATAGGCCGCCCTCCCGCCGCGCAGTGTAGCACGGTGCGACCGGTCGCCGGACCCCGGGCCGATTTGTCCAACTCCGCGCGATAGTCCTCGCGTGCCCGTCCTCGATCCCCGCCTGGCTCGAGCCCTCTGGCAGCCCTACGTGGAGGACGTGGCGCTGGCGTGCGCGGCGAGGGAACCGCGCGAGGACACGGCCCTCCTGCTGGCCATCTGGGCCCGGGAGACGGTCTTCGGGACCTGCGCCGACTACGAGCCGAAGGGCCTCCAGGGCAAGGGCGACGGCGGCCACGGCCGCGGCATCGGGCAGATCGACGACCGCGGCGAGTTCCGCTACCTCATCCCCGAGCCGGGCATGCCGTGGTCGGCGTTCCAGCAGGCCGAGGCCGGGTGCGTGGTGCTGGCGCAGGCGCGGGAGGAGCTGGCCGACTTCCGGGGCGCCGTCAGCGAGCACGACTGGGACGTCGCCGTGGCGTGCCGCTACAACGCCAAGCTCGAGAACGTCCGGTACTGCCTCCGCAGCGGTAAGGACCCGAACATGGTCACGACCCCGGGGCCGATCGCGAAGGTGGATCCGGCCACCGGCCGTCGGCTGGGCGACTACGGGCGCGACGTCATCAGCCTCCGCGACCAGCTCCGCGCGACGTGGCCTGAGACCTTCCCGCCCATGCAGCAGCCGGCCCCGGAGGTCGCGTGAGGCTCAACCTCCAGGGATGGCGGAAGACGGGCTACTGGCTCATGAGCAACGCCTTCTTGATTGGTGGCGCGCTCCACCTCAAGGGCAGCTTCACGGAGTACCGGGACGGAGTGCTCGTCCTCGCCGCCGCCGTCCTCACCGCGCACACCGTACAGGAAGTGAAGAAGTCCACCAGTCCAGGAGTCACCCCATGAGCCTCCTCGTCGTGTTCGGCCTCGGCGCCGGCGCCGGTCTCATCGCCGGCATCCTCGGCACCGTCTACGCCGCCAAGAAGGGCTGGATCGTCCCGTCGGCCGTGACGCCGCTCAAGTAGCCCGTGACCCTCCCGCCCTGGACCTCGGCGTGGTGGTTCGTCCCGGTGGTGGCGCTGGTCGCCATCCTGGGGCTGGTCCACGCCTGGAACGGGGAGCGGTCGGCCAGGTCCAAGGCAGAGAAGTCGGCCGAGGCGGCGGAGCTCCGCGCCAAGGGCGTCGAGGTGGCAGCGGAGGTGACTGCCGCCGGCCTGCGCTCCAGGGTGGCGACCCTGGAAGGCGAGAGCGCCGATCTCCGGGCCGAGGTGCAGCGCGTCAAGGCGGCGGCCCCGGGCGCCAAGGTCGTCGGGGTCGTCACCGGCACGACCGGGCACCTGGCGGTCATCACCCCTGAAGCGCCCCCGGCGGCGACCGGCGGCGCGGCACCCCCATCCCTACAGCCAGCCCCGGGCGTCCTGGGGGATGGTGGGTGCCTCCTTCATACGGGGGATTCCGGCGAGATCAAGGTCTCAACCGTGGCCCTGGAGACGAAGGCCGGGAATCTGGTGGTCGTGGGGGCCGCGGAGGCCTGGAAGGCGGCGCCAGGGCCCCCAGCGCGGCTGTTTGGAGGCCCCCTGAGACTGGACGTGGGCCGGGAGGTTCCGCCGGCCAGCGCGGGGTGGGGCGGCGGCCTGGGCGGGTGGGCGGGCAGGACCGGGTGGTTGGCGGGCCCGGCTGTCGCCCCGCCTCCGTGGAAGTTCTGGAGTCATCAGGTCGAGGTGGTGGGCGGGGCCGGGTTCGGCCCGTCCGGGGACTGGCTCGTCGCTGCGACCGTGGTGGTTCGGTGAGTCTTCCCCACCTCCACTCGGAGATGTGCCCGCCGCGCTGCACGCGGACCGAGGACGTGGACCCGCGGACCACCACGGGCGCCTACCACATCGTCTCGAAGACGATCTACGGCCGGCGGCCGGGCGACAAGCCTCGCTGGTGGCCGTTCGCCTTCCACGCCTACAAGGCGATCGTCCAGGTGGTGACGGTGCTCGGCCTCGCGTGGGTCCTGAAGCGCCTGGGGCTGACCGCGCCATGACCAGACTCCACGACGCGAGCGCTGCGCTACTTGAGACGCTCCTGACGGCTGGGCCGATGGGCGTCTTCCTCGGTGGCTCCGGGCTGATCGTCCTCGCGACCATCGCCAGCGTGCAGACGAACGAGCACACCGACGTCTGGGCGGCGCTCGGGGCGGTCCTGCTCATCGGGGCCATCGTCCACGAACGGTTCAACCACGCCGACAAGCGAGCCGAGGCGAGGTTCCGGGAGCACGAGAAGGTCGAGCGAGAGGACCGGGCGAAGCTGCTCGAGTCAGTGCTCGCGCAGAGCAAGAACCACCTCGCGACGATGCTCAACCAGGTCGAGTCGGTCGGCGCCATCTACGACGCGATCGAGAAGCGGCTCAGGACGACCGCCGAAGAGGTCGAGCACCGAGGCCCGCGGATCGCGTCGCTCGAGGCGGCGGTCACTCGGATCGGGACGGACGTGGATGTCCTCAAGGCGTGGCGGGAGCGCATCGGGAACAGGCTTGGGGAACTGAAGTAGAGGGCGAAGTTTCGGAAGCACAGCAGCACCACACGCAGGCGGCGGCAAAGGACGGGCCACATGACCAGGGACTCCATGAAGACGAGCGATTCGAACTCCTGCCTCATCACCCCTGCGCGTGGCCCGGTCATCACCCCGGCCTCGAGCGGCATCGGCCTCCACGGCCGGTTCCACGTCTGGACGACCAGGGGCGGTCTGCCCTCCGCCGCTCTCGTCCGCGCCGATGGCTCGCGCGCCTACAAGTGCGACGCCGAGAACGCCGCGACCACCCAGATGCTCAACCTGATCCGGGACATCATGGCTCGGCTCGGGACGAACGCCTCAGGTCCGGCCGGCGGCCTCTGGACGGCTGGCCCCTACATCGGCCTGTCCACCGGCTCGATCGGCGCGGCCTCCACGTTGGCCTCGGCGCTGAACGAGGCCTCCGGCAACGGCTACTCGCGCCAGCTCCCGACCTGGGCGGCCGGCGGGACCGGCCAGTGGAACAACACCGCGTCGGCGGCGGCCTTCACCGCCTCGGGCGGCAACCTGGGCGGCGGCGCGCTGGCGCAGCTCTTCACGACCCCGGCGGCCTCCGGGACCGGCTCGGCGCCGAACGTGATCCTGATGACCTACGCGACGCTCTCGGGCGGGCCGTACACGGTCGCCAGCGGGAACACGCTGAACGTGACGTACACGGCCACCGCTTCGTAGTAGCCCCACGGGCTGAAAGGGGCCGCCCATGGCCGTAGGGTCTGCGCAGGCCACAGCCATGCTGGGCGCTCTGCCCGGCACGGTGTACGTCCAGGTCCACAACGGGGATCCTGGGGCGAACGGAACGGCCAACGTGATCGCGGGGCCGTCGAGGGGCACGGTTGTGCTCCCGGCGGCCTCGGGCGGTCAGCGGTCGGCGTCTGGGTCGGTGGACTGCCCCGGCGTACCGGCGGGCGCATCGGTGTCCTGGGTGAGTTACTGGGACGCCGTGTCGGGCGGCAACTTCCTTGCTTCCGAGTGGCTTGGCGTGTCGGTCTCCTTCGCTTACGCGGGGACCCTGAGGTTCCTGTCCCAGGTCTTCACGGTCATCACGGCGGCGGCGACCTCGCAGACCCAGACGTCGGCGAACTCCGACACGCTCTCGATCGGCGACAGCAACGTGGCGCAGGCGGTCGCGGCGCACCTGGACACGCTGACGATCGCGGACTCGAACGTGGCGACTCTCAAGGTGGCGGTGTCGGATGCCGTGGCCATCGCGGACTCGAACGCGACGCGGCACGACATCGTGGTGACCGATGCCGTGACGTTGGCCTCCGACTCGACCGGCGCGGCGGTTGGGATCCTCGTCAGCGTGACCGATACGCTGTCGGCCGCTGCGGACTCGAACACGGCAATCCTCGAGGTGGCCGTGACCGATACGGTGACGCTCACCGACTCGGATGCGGCGATCTTGTCGGTGGTGGTCTCCGACACCATCACCGCTGTTTCCGACAGCAATACGGCGTCGAACGTGGCGCCGGGCTTCACCGACTCCTTCGGGAGCGACAGCAGCGCGAGTTACACCAGGACTGCCACGGCAAGCGGAGACGCCTCAACGTTCCTCATCGGTAGCGGCGTGCTCTACCGCAGCCCTGGCTCATTCCCTGGCGTGTGGACGGCCTGTTACTTCACAAGGACTGGGGCAACCGCCGACTCTGGCACCTTCTCCGGCTCCATCTACATGGACACCACGGTTGCGGCAAAGCTGGCAGCCGGTACCTTCCTACCCGGACTGGTGATCAAGTTCATCGACGTCAACAATTTCTGCACGGCCCGGATCACGAGCACCGGGATCTCGTTCACCAAGGTGGTCGCCGGAACGCCCACAGGCCTCGGCTCCTACTCATTCACCCCAGCGGGCGGAGTCACCTACAAGTTCCAGATCGACTTCACCGCCACGACGGCGAAGGTCTGGCTCCAGATTGTCGGCACCGACGGCAGCCTCGTCCAGCGGATCCCGTCGAGCGGCACCGTGACCATTCCGAGCGGCGCCGGAATGGTGGGGGCCGAGGACGTGCGCTCTGACAACGCCGGCAACCCCATCGGCCAAGTGTTCTGGGACGACTTCGTGCTGGCCTGACCCATGCCGATCCCCTCCGCGCGCCGGCTCATCAACGTCCAGGGTGCGCCGACCTTCTCGGAGGCGTGGGCCAGCGATGACGCGGCCTGGGACCAGAACCCTCTGCCCTGGGCCTGGTACACCGCGCCGCAACGGGCGGTCCTGCCCAACGACGGGATCATGGGGTCGCGCTTCTACCGGCTCGGCGCCACGTCGGGCACCGGCCACGCGACGTGGGCCCAGGAGCTCGCCACCTTCGACCAGACCCAGCCGGCCACCTTCGCCTACCGCTTCCGCATGACCTGGGGCGGCGGCGGGTACGACTGGCTCGGCCTCGGGGTGCTCTACAACGGCGAGGCGATCTACGACGGCCTCACCTCCGAGGCCTACTCGCTCGGGGCTGGCAACTTGGGCATGTACGGCCTCTCGGTCGGGCCCGGCTCCTTCGCCTCCGGCGACGTGGTGGACGTGGAGGGTCGCTGGAACCCTTCGGCCTGGTCGCTCGGCTACCGGGTGAAGGTGAACGGCGGCGCGTGGTCGTCCTGGGTGGACCGGGTGAACGGGGCCCACACCGTCGCGGTGGCGAATCTCGGCGGCGGGTCCAGCTTGCTCTGGCCCTTCACGCTCTACTTCTTCCTCGACTCGACCCAGGGGCCGACGACGCTCGACATCGGCCCCGTCTCCATGACCGGCGTGCCGCTCTGGGGTGCCTCCGACTACGTGGGGTTCAGCCCGTCGGCTGGGTGGACGCTGAACGGCGCGGCCTACATCAGCGGCGACGACGCCTCGAAGGTCTTGGGCGGCCTCACCGGCATGGAGAGCACGGCCAAGGAGTTCATCGACCACAACGGGTTCCTGGCCTCCAACGGCTCCTTCCCGCACTCGGGCTCCTCCATCACCGCGAGCTGGTCGGCGCAGTCGCCCATCATCGGCGTGCCGCAGGGCTGCCGCTACGACTACCTCGAGTTCCACGCCTACAACGAGGGCGGCCGGCTCAAGGTCTACGTGCGGGATGCCGCCACGGGGCTCCTGATCCCCGACTCGGTCGTGGCGGGCAACTCGGCGGGGCTCATGTCGTCCGCCGCGTCCCCCACGGCGGCGCACCGAGCCACCTCGACATCGGGCTACGTCGGCCGCAAGACGACCAAACTCCTCTGCAACTCGCCGGGTCCCCAGCGGGTCTCGCTGAAGGCGATCCCCTACGGCCAAGAGGTCTACCTCGACGTCCAGGGCTCCACGCTCTCCGCCGATGGGACCTACCTCAATCAGCCCCGCCTCGGCGGCGCCTGGATCGCGAGCATCAACGCCCTGGACGCTGGCGCTTCGTTCCCGGGCGGCGGGGTGATGCGGATCTCCGGCCCGCGCACCGTCGGTTCCACCGTCACCGTCGTCCCCAGGTAGCCCATGGCCACCTACGTCCTACCAGGCGACCGAGTCACGACCTGGAAGCCGGGGGTCACCTACAACGGCGGGATCTCCTCGCGGACCACCGTCTACGCGACCATCACCTCGACGGGCACCTCGGCCGACCGGCGGGCGGCCATCCAGGCGGCGCTCGATGCGTGCCCTGCTGGACAGGTGGTGCTGCTCGGGCCGGGGGACTTCTACCTGTCCGGCGCCCTGGTCATCTCGAGGGACGGGGTCACGCTGCGCGGCGACGGGGTCACGACGGTGCTGCGGAAGATCGGCAGCACGTCGGCCAGCGGCGGCGGAGGGGGCAGCGCCAGCGCCGCGGTCACGATGAGCAAGGCGGCGGGCCTGAACCTCGACGGCGTGACCACCGCCTTCGCGGCCTCCACCGCGTTCACGGCCAACGGCGCAAAGGGCTCCTTCACGGTCTCCGTGGCCTCCACCGCCGGCTTCTCGGTGGGCGACCTCGTGCGGGTGGACGAGCTGTCGGGCGCCGCATGGCGGACGGACCCGTGCAACGGCAGCCGCCAGGTCTGGGCGAGCGCCGACTACCGCGTCACCTACGCCAAGCACAACCCGACGGTTCAGTGGATCGACGACTTCGCCACGGGCGAGTTCCCGGCGGACCTGACCCACTGGTACCGGGCGTACACCGTCCCCGACCGGCCGACCTGCGAGATGAAGGAGATCGCCTCCATCGGCTCCGGGACGCTCACTTTCTCGACCCCGCTGCACATCGACTACCGGACCGCCAACACCGCGAAGGTCTCCAAGTACAACGGCGCGGTGCTCGACGGCGCCTCCGTCGAGAACCTTCGGTGCTACGGCTTCGACCTCGGGACCATCGAGTTCAAGCTCGCCAAGAACTGCTGGGCCAGCCGCGTCGAGGCCGACTACTGGTTCGACAAGCCCTTCAACTTCATGGCGGCCTTCCGCTGCGAGGCCCGGCGGTGCTACCAGCACGGGACCCCGTGGCCGAGCAACTCGGCTGAGAACTACGCCTTCATTTTCAACTGGGCCAGCGCGGACTGCCTCATCGAGAACTGCACCAGCATCGAGTGCGACAAGGTGATCGCGGCTCGCGCGGCCGGCGCCGGCTGCGTGGTGGGGTACAACTACCTGGACCGCGGCTACATGGGCAAGGCGTTCGGCAACCAGGACTCCTGGGTCGAGGTTGGCGCCAACGCATCCCACCTCGTCGGCCCGCACCACGTCCTGTTCGAGGGGAACTGGGGCTTCAACGCCGACTCCGACTTCACCCACGGCAACAGCACGAATATCGCGCACTACCGCAACAACTACCCAGGGTTCCGCACCCCGTTCGTGGACATCACCGACGGCGTGACCCTGGACGACTACGCCGGCAACGGACCCGGCGCCACGGAGCCGACCAACGGCCCGAGGCGGTGCGTTGGCGTCACGCCCTTCGGCTACTGGCACACCTTCGTGGGCAACGTGCTCGGCGTGCCTGGGCGCATGTCCACCTGGGCGACGCAGGGCACCGACATCTTCGGTGACAAGTCGCTCTGGCTGATGGGCTGGGATCCGACCCAGAATCTCGGCGCCGACCCCAACGTCATCAACCCGGCCTTCCCGGGCGCCATCCTGCGCGACGGAAACTTCGACCACAAGTCCGGGACCCAGCGGTGGCACGGCTACGGCGGCAACGGCACGGGCAGCACCACGCCTCCGACCGACCACGATCTTCCCAACTCGCTCTACCTCTCCGGGAAGCCAGCCTTCTTCGGAAGCTACTCCTGGCCCTACGCGGACCCGACGACCGGGGCGCTCAGCACGCTCCCCGCGAAGGCGGCCTTCGATGCTGGTACGCCGACCGACCCTGAACTGACCGGCACCATCACGTCGTCGGTCACCGACAGCCTGACCATCACCGACTCCGCCGGCTACGGGGTGATCGAGTCGTACCCGACCGCCGACACCTACCAGGCCGACATCTACGGCGCGGTCCCGGGCATCACCGTCACAGTGGACGTGTCGTCCTCCACCGGTGAGACGCTGACGCTGACGGCATCGCTACCGGTCGATGTATCCGACGCGCTCACCATCACGGACTCGGGAGTGGCGCGGTTCAAGGGCGCCGCAACCGACACGCTCACGGTCACCGATTCGGCCGCGGCTTCGATCGCGTCGCCCTCTGCCGTGGCGGTGCTGGACGCGCTCAGCTTTGCTGACTCCTGCTCAGTCGTCCTCTCGCAGTCCATCGCGGTCTCCACTCCGTTCCTGCTCGCGGCGTCGTTCGCCTGGGCCGTACTCTACACGACGGCCAACGCCGACACGCTGTCGGTCTCCGACTCCTGCGCCATCGTCCAGACCGCCGCCAACGCCGACGCACTGAGCCTGTCGGACACGGTAGCCGTAAGCCTCACCGTCGCGGCCTCCGACTCCATCGCGATTACCGACTCGGCTCAGGCCATCGCCGGGACGCTGACGTCGTGCGCCGACACGCTCACGATCGAGGATAGTTCCGACGAGACGGTCAGCCTCCAGTCGAGCGCAGCCGATGCGCTGTCCTTCGCTGACTCGGCCTCGGTCTCCATCGAGCTCGGCACCGTCCCGAGCGACAATACCGACGAACTCACCTTCTCCGACTTCAACGCCACGGCCTATGCGATCGGGACGGCGGACGGCCTTGCCTTCTCGGACGCCGCCTACGCCTACCTCGGATCGCTGGCCTCCGCCTCCGACTCGGTCTCGTTCCTCGACGCGACCACGGCCAGCGTCAAGGTCGGCACCGTTCGGCCGCTGTCGCTTGATCCTGGGCTTCCGCTGGTGGCGCCGGGCGCTGACCACAGCACGGGCGGTTCGGTATCCGTCTCCTATGACGTGCCGAATGGCGGTCGCCTACTGGTTGCGCTCGGCCTATTCGTCAGCCAGGATGAAATCACCTTCGATCTCGGGACTGGTCCGCTCTCCGACAGTAGCGGCCTTGTGTGGCGGTTCCTTGGTAGTTCGTATGGTCAGCCGGTGCTGGCGTGGATGGTAGACGCACCGGCCGGACCGATCACCGTCACGCTCGATTCGGGCGGACAGCCCGTAACCGGGGATCTGGTTCTGTATGCCTATGACGGTGCGCTAGCCTCGGCACAGCAGGCCGGAGCCTATGCCTCTGTTGCCGCGGCCATATCCACGAACCTTTCGATCAAGTGGGGATCTGCCGCAATCTTCGGATGGGCAGGCAAGGCCGGTCGTGGAGGTCACACCGTAGCGGCCGACATCACCACCGATGATGACCACATGGTCACTCTGGGGCCATCCATCCTAGAGATGATGGCTGGTCACCGGGATCCGCTGAGCATCATCGGCGGAAGTTCAGTCACGATGGGTCGCACAGGATTCCCGCCAGAGACCCAACAGTTCCTCGTCGCGTTCGAGATCCTGACCAGCGCGCACCCGCCATCGCCAGCTCCAGCCATCGTCGCTCACCCGATCCGCGTCGGTCTGGTCGCGGAGCTCGAGGAGGTAGGCGCCGAGGCCGCACCGATCCTGAGCGGCTTTGTTGTCTCCTCCCGGAGGTTCACCATGTCGTTCCGCAAGGCCTACGTCGGCTGCTGGTTCCCGGTGTTCTTCACCTCGTTCAAGGATGCCCGCGGCCAGGTCATCGACGCGGCCGGCGGAACGCTCCTGTGCGACGTGAAGCTCGAGGACGGGACCAAGGTCGCCGCCTCCGCCACGTCCATCGACTCGGTGGAGGGCACCGGGGAAGCATGGTTCTCGGGGTCGCAGACGGCCACTTGGATCCCCGGGGACTGGATCACCTTCGACGGCCTGCTCAGGACGGCTGACGGCAAGGTCTTCGCGGTGGGGTCGGGCAAGTTCCAGGTGGCTGAGACGGTGACGCCGCCGTCGTAGGGCTGGTAGCCGATCTCGTCACTCCGCGGCCACCAAGTAAGCCTTGGTCGCTTCAAGCAGAGATGTGTCCCCGAACGGTCTCTTGTTCTCCAGCCTACCAACGGCCGAGTTGCATGAGTTGCAAAGGACACCCCTGACCCTTCCACTCCGATGGCAGTGGTCTATATGGAGCCGGCTTGTGGGGTGATGCTGACCGCAAATCGCGCATCGTCCAGGCTCCAGCATCCTGCGCAGTTCCGTCACCGACAGGCCGTATTGTAGTGCCCTTCCGCGCTCCGCTCGCGTGGAATCGGACGGGTGATTCTGCGGCGGCAGGTTCTTCTTCCCGCTGGCTCGCCTGGCGGCGTCGACTCTGTGCCTACGAACGCCAGGGTCGAAGATGAAGGACATGGCCTATCTTACCTCACCATCCATTACCCGTCCCCCTTCCCGGAGGAGCGGCGCGACGGCACGTCGAGTCCGTTCATCGTCACCTTCCCGGTGCGACCGACGTAGACGTGCCAGCGCCGCTCACCGACGGCGAGGAAGAAGGCGCGGTGGTCCATGCGCTCGACGTGGAGCCAGCCGCCGACCACGATCTCGTCGAAGCCGCCCCGGTCGTCGCTCTGCACTCGCCAGCGGCGCCCCGGATCCTTGGCGTCGAGGCGCGCGAGTTGCGCCTTGAGCCGGGCGAGTTCCGCCCTCCGTGCCTTCTCGGTCACGTCCCCACCACGTCGCTGGCGTCGTCGAATTCAGCAAGGATACGCTCGCCACGGTGAGCGATGCGCCTGGCTTGGCCGGCACAAATATGCATAGCCTCGCCGATTGTGCGGTAGCTAAGCCCTCTGCGACGGAGCGAGGCAGCGTGTAGCCACCTCACCCTACCGACGTCAAAATTGAACTCGATAGGCTGTGGACCTTGGCCGCACCATTGACACATCCGGTCCGCTTTGGCCTGCTGCCAGCCGTTCCTGTATGTGCCATCGCAGGCCAACGGATCGCGCCAGTTCCAGCAGAGCATAATCGCCTCGCTCACTTGCTCCCCCTTCCGCCGCCGGGCGAGGGTGGCAGCTTCAGGGTCTCGTCCACCTGGGCCATGATCTCCCGGGTCGTGTCGCACACCAGGCAGCCGCAGCGATCGACCTTGTGCTGGGCCACGTAGGCACCGACGGCACGGCGAAGGCCCCGCAGGTCTCGCTCTAGGCGCTCCTCGCGCGTCATCTCGACCGTCACCGTCCACCTCTGGCGCCGCCGGGCGAGGACGCCGCACGGAGCGGGCAGTCGTCTTCGCCGCCCAGCAGTCCATCGGGGCCGTAGGACGTCATGCCACATGGGCACCTTAAGCCACCATCGACGACGGAAAACCTATGCCACCGGATGATGCGCTTCGGCTTGGCGTTCTCGGCCTCAAGTTGAGCAAGCCGTCGCCGCCGTGGCCGGTCCTTGAGCCAAGAGACGAATGCTCCCACCACGCCGATGAGCACTATCACCCCGGTCGAGAACAGGGTCGTTTCCAGGTCCCGGCTCATGTTCTCCCCTTGGGCGAGGACGCGCGGGCGAGGCGGGCGTCGGCCAGGCGCAGCGCCTTGAGCGCGCCCCAGTAGTCGGTTGGAACCTCCGTGTTCGAGCCATCGCCGTCCACCTTGAGCACCGAACGGGCGGCCTTCGCGATGGCCAGGAGCGCCCTCAGTTCTGCGGCCATGGCCTTGGTCCGGTGCCGGCCAACGCTCTGGAGGTGGAACCACTGAAGGTTGGGCGCTAGCTTGCTCATGTCCCCTCCGAAGCCAGGGCGGAGCGAGCCTCGGCCATGGCGATCTGGAGCATGTCTCCGTTGGTGCAGGACGGGTCCGCCAGTCCAGTCACGTTGGCGATCCGCTCCAGCGCCGCCCGCCGCCTCTCGGCCAGGGCCGTGGCGTTCATCACCAACCGTTGCGCGCCTTCAAGGGCAGACGAGTAGAGATCCCGTTCCCGCTCGGCCGCGGCAAGGGCGGCCCGAAGTCGGGCGAGCTCTGCTCCCCACTCGCCGCAGACGGCAGCGCCAGTGACGACTGGCCCCGTCGCGCAGGAGTGGAAGTCGAAATAGGTCACCCCGCAGCGGGGGCAGCGGTTCACCGTTCCGGCGCTCGTCGTCATGGCTCCCCTCCCTCGTCAGCGCCGCGACCGCCCGAGGGCTGGGCGGGCATCTCGCACCCAACGCCATGGTGGCCGGCGAAGCAGTTGCCGCACCGCGCATCGTCGGCGCGGATCTCGTCTCCGCACGGGCAGTAGATCCCGGTGCTGCCGGCCCGGATCGCGTCCGTTGGCGCCTCCTCGGCCGGCAGGGCGGAGAGGGCCTGGAGAGCAGCCAGGGCGTAGTCCAGGGCGCCGAAGCGGCAGTTCTTGCCATGACGCTCGACGGGATCAGCCGGGTTGGCTTCGCACCAGATGCACTCGGCCGTGGCCTCGACCAGGCCCCACGCCCGCTCGTCGCTGACCAGCGCCTCCGCCGCGACCACCACGGCCTCCAGCGCGGCCTGGCGCGCGGGGGTCATGGACGGCTCCAGAGGATCCCCGCGAGTCCAATCAGGAAGGCGAGCGGGAGCAGGACGTACAGCGCGAACTTCGCCTGGCGGATCTTCCTCTGGCCTTCGCGGTGCAGTTCGTAGGCCCAGCGTTCGTACTCGTCCATGGTCACTCCTTGCCCCTGTCCGGCGCCGAGGGGGCGGCAGGATCATCGAGGTAGCGCATCGCCGCGAAGAACCGTGGGCGCGCCCCGGACCAGGCGGACGCCGCTCTACCGCGGGGCCCAAAGTCGCTTGAGCCGCTCATCCAGACCGCCAGGTCGGTTACCACGTCGAGGTGGTCGAGCGCGACGGCCAGCCGCTTGGCGAACGCCTCCGCCAGCGCCGCGTCCATCACCTTGTCGCTGGTCTCCGGGTCACACCACGCCTGTGCTGCGACCTGCCTCGCCTTCTCGATGTTCGTCATGCTCCCTCCCCGGACTGCGGCGCGCGCCAGCCCTGCCCGTCATGCTCGGCACCACAGGTCGGGCACTTCGGCTCGCCCGCCCACGAATCGTGCAAGCACCGCCCGACGTGCGTGGCTCCGGTCATCGCTTGCAGTTCTGGCGACAGCGCCGTCCCCGTGGCCTCGGGAGAGCGCGGGGCGGCTGGCGCAGGCTGCGAAAGCCACGCGATCAGTTCCTCGGCCTCCGCAAAGATGGCGCCTGCCTCGTCCTTGGTCGCCATGTTCGTGTAGGGATCGTCGTGGAGGTGGTTGTAGTCGGCGCCGATTTGGATCGAGCACAACTCCTTGTCGGCCGTGAAGTGGGGAGTCAGGAGGGACGGTCCGCCGTGCAGGGGCATCCTCCTTCCGGCGTCCTGAAAGAGGCGGTGACCATCGAATGCCGCGAAGTGCCAATGCCCGGGGTAGAGGTAGGCATAGACGCACCAGCGGTGCGGACCCTCGCCGGGCATCGGCCACTCTGGTGGGCGGTGAACTTCGTGGTGAGAGACGACCACGCAGAAGGTCTCGCTCCGGTGCTTCCACTCTTGGCGCGGTTCCCAGGTCACTTGGTCTCCTCCGTGTGGGGCGCCGCCGTCTCCGTCGTGGAGGGGGCCGGGGGCGTGCAGGTGTCGTTGTCGCAAGCGCACATCGGGTGACCACACCCGGGCGGCGTCGTGGAGGGGGCGCGCGGCGCCTCGTCGGGATGCTCCTGGTGATAGACGCACCGCGAATAGTCAGAGCACGCGCAGGCGGAAGACCATGGCGTCGTCCGCGTGGACTGCGGAGCCACCTTCTCGCGCGGCGGCTCTGCGGGAGCGCGGGGCGCGGCGGAGCGAGCTTCCTCGAAGGCGTACTCGACGGCCTCGCGCGCTTCGTTCGCCGGCTCCGAGTTCAGGACGTTTCGGTTGCCGTCGCGCCACGCCTCTCGATAGAACTGCGCCAGCAGGTCCGCCAGCGTCAGCCCCTCTCCCCACTTCGGCTCGGCCTCGACCTTCGGCCGCGTCCCCTCCTCCACGGGCAGCGCCGCGAGGGCAGTACGGAGGTTGCGCTGGGCCTCGTCCACCGCGGCAGTCAGCTTCCAGTGGGACAACGCGCCCAGCAGCGCCTCGGCGGCTTCACGTAGCGTCATGGATTTCCCCCAATCGTTGCGACGGCCAACTCTTCCCACGCATCCCAGCCGCCTTCCGGCATGAAGAGGTCGGGCGTGCCGCCCATGGTCTCGGGCATCACCTCTCGGACGCGCGAAGTGATCGCATCCAGTGCGGCACCTAGAGCGTCGAGCCTCAACAACGTCCACCTGTCGTTGACGGAGGTGGCATCACGCAACTCCCGCAACGCTCGCAGCGCCCTATCTCTCGGTGTCATGGCTTGGCCTCCTGCTCGGCGCGGGCGAGGGCGGGCTTTCGGAAGTCGAAGCCGCACCAGGGGCAGAGGTTGAGCGTCAGAGGGCGTGACTTGCCGTCCCGGTAGTAGACGAGCGCCATGCCGGTGTCCTTGCCGGTCTTGAAGTTGAAGGTGAAGGCCACCTCGATCCCGCCACGAGCCTTCCGCGTGGTGTCGAGCGCGTAGGTCATCCCCGGACAGTGCTTCGTCTTGGTGCATGCGCCCTTGTGCTTACCCATGGTGCTCCTCCTTCTTGGCCTCGTCCCCTGTGGCGGGCGCGGAGGCGGACAGGGCGGGCGGCAGGGCTGCGCGAATCGCCAGGATGCGCTGCGGATTCAGTGGACACGGATCCTCAAGAGCCAGCGCCAGCGCGTTAGCCAGCGCGGTCCGCTCCCGCGTGCGCTCGTCCACGAGGTCGAGGAGGGCCGGAAGGGCGGTCCGCGCGGCGGCGATGAACTCCAGGTCATCGCCAGAGACGTCGTGCTCCTCGTGGAACCACATCACGTTTGGTTCGATGGACGTGGCCGTTCCGTCCTCGTGGGCAACGACCTCCCACGGTCCCGGCGTCGCGGCCTCGGCCAGCCTACGAAGTTCGGCCAGGTCAAGTGGTGTACTCACGTCATGGTCCTCTCGGGCGGCGGGGCGGGGGCTTCGATCTTGGTCAGCCGGCGATCCAGGGCGTTGATGGTCTCGAGCGACAGCGAGTCCTTGGCGAGCCAGTAGAGGTGGCGGAGCACGTTCACGTCGTTCCGGTGGGCGAGGTGATGGCACTGGTTGCACAGAGCAACGCACGACAGGATGCTTTCCTCGTTTCTGCGCCGTGGTCCGCTCAGAAGGTGGTGGAGCGCCTCGGCCGGCAGGTCGCCTCACGACTCGCACCGGCCCTTGGCGCGCTCGAACACCTGGGCCCGGATCCAGGCGATGCGCTCCTGCCTCGCGGCCTTCGTCTCGCGCTCATTCCTCCGCCTGGGCAGCGACTTGGAGGCCTTGCGGCGAGCGGCCTTCCCAGCGGCGAACACGATGCGCTCAGCTTCCTTGCAGGCCTTGTAGGCATCCGAGAGCACCAACTTCGCTAGGCGGACGGCGGCGGCGCTCACGGGCGCTCCGTGGCCTTGGCGAGTTCGGCGCGGAGATATTTGACACAGTCCATGGTCGGCTGGTTGTAGACCTTGGAGTGAACCTCCGGGCTTCCGCACACCCGGCACACCTCCGTGATCTCTTCCTTGCCGCGCCTGTCGTGAACGATGTAACCCCGGTCGTGGTTGCTCATGCGCGCTCCTCAAGTGGACACAGCCAGTCGGCGGCCTTCCTGAGCAGCCTTGCCAACTTCGCGCGCCACGTCCCCCGGTGCAGCCTGCGGCGTCGGCGCACCGACAACGGGGGCAGGCCGGGGAGAACGGGCGTCGGGGTCAGGTTCTGGGAGTTCATGCCCACTCCACGTCAGTCGCGGCCTTGAACAGCACATCGCAGTCCTCGGGCGTCCAGGCATGCTTCGGCGGCGGCTCCGCGCCCCAGACCTTCGTCACGGCCTTCCCGAGCTCGGCGGCGCACTTCGTCTTGTCGCCCTCGACCTCGGCCAGGAGTCGGCTCCAGAGGGCCAGGACGTGCTTGGGGGTCTCCGGCTTCGGCGGCTCGGGAGGCGGCGGCGGGACCACCTCGACCGCCCTGGCCTTCGGCGGCTCGTGGGCCTCGACCGGCTGCGCGCCCGGGATGGTCTCCACCTCCGACTCGTCCAGCATGCCGAGGCCGCAGAGCGACAGGATGGTGCGCCGCTTCGCCTTCGTCACCGCCTTCATCATCGCGTTCGCCAGTGCCTCGCCCTTGAGCCCTTCGACGGGAACGATCCCCACGTCCTCCTGGCTCTTGCCGTCCTTGGAGGTGGCGCGGACCGTGACGACGCGGACGCCCGAGTCGGTCGCCTGGCTCACGATGGTGCAGACGATCCCGTGCTTGCCGGCGAGTTGGTCCGTGGCGGCCTTGGTCGCGTACAGCTTCTCGCCGCCCTGGAGGCGGACGAACTGGAAGGGCTGCGCGCGGGGGTCGAGCCCGGCGGCCTCGCAGCGGGCGACGTAGTAGGCGGTCCGCTGCGCCGGCGTGAGCCGAGAGCAGTCGCCGCCGGCCACGAGGGCGAGCATGGTGGCCTCGTCGAGGCCCTGGAGTGAGGTGGTCTGGAGTGCGGTGCTCATGGGATCTCCTTTGGAGTGGCCGCCGCCGGCAGCGTCGGCAGCGGGTTGGCCTTGATCGTGACGCCCTCGGTCGCCGGCTCAACGTCGATACCCACCGGCACCTCGCCGGTCGTCTTGACGAAGGCGCTCAGGGCCTTCTTGTCGATGCGCGGCTCGATGGTCAGGAGCTCCATGTGGTTGGCCTGGGCCCAGGCGATGAAGGCCTCGGGGTCGAGGACGATCACCCGCTCCTGCGCCGCCCGGAACGAGACCGAGCCCGAGAGGAAGTCACGAGTTTTTCTGTTCCCGCGGACCACCTCGCCCCGGTGCGTCTCGGCCCAGGCGGAGACGAGGGAGCGGAACCACGCGGCGCGTCTCTCGTGCTTCCCGGCGATCTCGTCCCGGCGGGCCTCGATGGCGGAGATCGCGGCCTGGGCCTGGCGGTGGATCGCGTCCACGTCGGCCTCGGCCTCGCCAAGCCTCGCGAGTGACCACTCGACGTCGGCCAGCGTCTCGGGCTGCCACGGCAGGCCGTCTGCTCGTGGAGAGAGGTCCCCGTCGCCCGGGGGCAAGCCTTCAGGCGACGGGGTTGTGGCCGGCGGGATGCCGGCCAGCGGAAGGGTTGAGGGGGTCATCGGTCGCTCCTGAAGTCGGCCTCGCGCTCCAAGGCGTCGGCGCGGCGGCCTTCCGCGTCCTCGCTTGCCACCTCGGCCGCCAGGTCCTCCAGCCGCTGCCGCTCGTTGCTCGGGAGGCGGCCCACCACGTCGGCGCCCTGGAGGAAGTGGCCCTCCTCGTCCACGACCACGGAGAGCAGATCGACCTCGGGGTACTCGGCGGGGTCGAGGCGCGTGGCCGCCCGGTAACCGCCCGAAATCGAGGCCGTAACGGTGGCGTCGAGGTTGCCCTCGGGGAGCCGCAGCACGGCGCAGAACAGGACCGAGTGGTCGATGACGGGCCGCATGGTCACTCCGGTCGCCGGGACAGGAGCGAAGTGACCTTCGTGGAGTGCAGCCCCCACACGCCCTGGAGCATGACCCGCAATTCGTGGTCGAGGCTCGGCGACTTCACGAGCCGCTTCGCTTCCTGGAGCGTTTCCCGGGTCATGACGCTGGGTGGCGGCATCGTGCCGAAGCGCCGGGCGTGGCGCAGTGAGAAGCGGTAGTCCTTGGCTGGCTTGGTCTTGGTCTTGGTCTGCATCGCGTCCTCCCGGTCGAGCCGCTGCGTGGTGCTACTGGACGACATCCTGTGACCCGTACCCGGACCCGGACCCGTACCCGGACCCGTACCCGTCCCCGTCCCCGTACCCGTACCCGTCCCCGTCCCCGTACCCGTCCCCGTACCCGTCCCCGTACCCGTCCCCGTACCCGTCCCCGTACCCGTACCCGTACCCGGACCCGGACCCGTACCCGTCCCCGTACCCGTACCCGTACCCGGACCCGTACCCGTCCCCGTACCCAGACCCGGCAGCCCAGGCCGGCACGCTGCCGCTCAGGAGCGCCACGGGGCCGCCTCCCACGCCTTCGTCGCCTCCGGGGTGACTTCGGCCACCGCCGTGATCGCCCTCAGCGTCAGGTCAGCCCTCGGGCCGATCCGGCACTGCGCGTCGGGGCCCGTCGCGGCGAGGCCCAGGAAGCCCTTGACGCTCGGGCTCCAGTAGAGACAGTTCCGGGCGTTCTTGAGGCTGATGGTCGGCCCGGTCGTCTCGGTCGCGTAGCCGAAGAAGACGCCCCGGTGCTCCGTGGTGACCAGAACCGCTCGCTCCTTCGTGCTGCCCTTCGCCTGCTTCGCCATGTGGTGTTCCCTCCGTGGTTGAGTGGACACTAGGCCACCTTACGGCCGTGGTCAAGTGGCAAGCGCAAGAAATCGGCGGGCACCCGAGAGGGACCGAGATTCGACCGCAAGGGGCTTGACTCCCGACTCGCCATGTGGCCACATACCGGGCATGGCCGAGAACACTACCAGCCCCCTCCGTCGCTACCTCAAAGCAAAGAAGATGACCCGCAGGGACTTCGCGGACGCCGCCGGCTTGGACTTCAGCTACGTCTGCCGCCTCGTCAACGGGGGGCGCCGCCCCGGGGTCGATACGGCCTTTCTGATCGAGAAGGTGACGAAGGGAGCGATCCCGGCGAAGGCATGGCGGCGGGCGGCCTGACCATGTCCTATCGCGCGTGGAGGCTGACGCTCCTGCTGGTCCCGGTCGCGGCGGTCCTTCTGGTCGCGGCCCTTGCTCTCTCGCTCGGCATCGACCCGAGGGCGCCGTGACCGCCCTGGCCTCCCTGGAGCCCGAGCAGCGCGCCCTGGTCGAGGACCTGTGGCGTCGGCACATTGAGGTCAAGGCCGATCTCGAGGCGACCATCGACAAGTTGAGAGCGGAGCGGGCCCGGCTCGTCCGCCGCAACCGCGAGCTCGCCTCCCTCGTCTCCGCGGCTAGGTTCGGGAGGGCGGCGTGAAACCGGCAGACTTTGCTGCGATCAAGGGGATGGTGGCGGACGGAGAGGTCGAGGCCGCAGCCAGGGAACTGTGCGCCGTCCTGAAGCTGGACAACGACGTGCGTGAGGCGCTTCGGGCCATCATCCACGAGGCCCACGACGCCGGCTGGAGAGAGGCTGAAGAGGCGATGGGAGGTGGCTTCTGATGCCCGCCCAGCAACTCAGCCTGACCGCGTGGCGCCCTCCCGTGGCCTCCCCGAAGGCCACGCCGCAGTCCGCGAACCTGGCCCGGGTGGAGGGAGGACTGGCGGTGCCGATCATGGCGTGGCTGCGGGCGCGGGTAGGGCAGACCTTCCACCTGAGCGACCTAAGCGCCGCGGTGGGCGAAGGAAGGGCCCCGGACAGCCCGAGACGCATCCTCGGCCAGCTCCGCCGCGCCGGCCACGTCGAGGTGGCGCTCTTGGACCGCAGCGCGTCGCTCTACCGCGTGATCTCGGTGCGGCTGTGAGCTGGCACCGGACCGAGCAGGTGGCCGGCAAGGCGAAACCCGCCCCGCTGCCCCGGGCGTGGCGCCAGTTCTGCGGCTGCGGGTGCGGGGTGTGGTTCTACGCGCCCCGCAAGCCTGGCCGGAAGCCCCTATACATCAACGCCGAGCACGCCTACCGCGCCCGCTACCAGCGCAGGAAGTCTTGGGCATGACGCCTCGCATGAAACTCATCCAGCACCTCAGCCTCGCGACCGCTCGGGCAACGTGCAGCGACGGAGACTGGCTCGACGACGCGCAAGAGCACCTGTCGCTCGCGCTAGTGGAGCTCCAGAAGCTTCGGGACCCGAACGACCTGATGAACGGCGTCGTCGCCAAGGCGCTGGACTTGACGAAGGCCGGGGCTTAGAATGCGCGGCATGTTCCGACTGTCGGGTCGGGCGTCAGATTCTCGGCGGCCTCGGCTGCCACAAGACGGGCCCACCACGCGCCGACACGCGGGGTCGGGCCCGTCGGCTTTCTGAGGCATCATGGCGGAGCACATCTCGACCGTGCTGAACCGCGCCCTCCGGCGCCCGCGTCTCGCCCCGCTGTCCCCCAACGCCTTCCTGTCGTGGGTCTGGAACGAGGGCCCCAGGACGCGCGGCACCGCCCCCCTCACCTACGAGGACGTTTGGTTCGAGCGCGGCCGGCGTGAGCCGGAGCTCACCCGCGAAGAGGTGCGGCGGCAGTACGTGCGACTTGCGGCGCTCGTCCGCCGGAATCAGCGGCTCGGAAACGACCCGTGGGAAGGCATCCTGTGATCATCCTTCCGTGGTTCAAGATGTTCGCGGCCGAGACCCTTTCCGATGAGCGGTTCGCGGGCTGGACCGTCGAGGAGCGCGGGGCGTGGCTGACCCTCATCCTCCACGCCTGGCGAGAGGGGTCCATTCCGTCCGACCAGTCGTCCCTGGCACGGCTACTTCACGTCGATGCGCCTGCCATGCGAGGACTCTGGTCAGCCATTGGCGACCGCTTCTGTGACCATCTCGACCACCCTGGCCGGCTCACCTCCCCGAGGCTCGAAAAGGAGCGCGAGGAGGCCATGGAGTTGCACCGGAAGAAGAGCAACGCCGGTAAGGTTGGCGCAAGGTCCCGTTGGGACAAGCCAAAATCTAAGCGTGGCAAACGCATAACAGCCGCATGCGACGATGATGCGAACCTCATGCGAATCGATGGCGATCAGAGCAGAGCAGAGCAGGGGAGCGCAGAGAAGACAAAGGCACTTGCGACGGCTTCGCCGCCGCTGCCGTTCAAGGCCGCCCAGGCTGCCCTCGTGGCTCAGTTCGAGAAGGCCAAGAAGCGGAAGTACCTCTGGCAGGGCGCGAAGGACTCCGAGGGCCTGAAGCGCATCCTGTCCCTCGGGGTGCCGCTCGCTGAGATTCAGGACCGCTGGCGGATCGCCCTCACCGGCTCAGGCTTCAAGTCCGCATCGACCGTTGCCCAACTCGCATCCAAGTGGAACGACCTGGAGCTCGACGCCCATGAGCGACTCTTCACCCGCCTCCGTGACGAAGCTGATCGTTCCCTTGCAGGCCCCGGACGCAACGGCGGTGCAGGCGGTCGAGCGGCTCCAGCGGGTGAACCTGCGAACGGTCATGCTCCCGCGGCTCGAGAGAATGTGCCGGCCGCAGGGGGAGTCGTTCTGGGTGCTGGGGGGGCGGCCCGGGTCGTTCAAGACGGCACTCCTGTGGAACCTGGCCCTGAACGCGGCGGTGCTGCGCCAGCGGGTCCTGTTCGTCAGCCTGGAGATGACGCTCGCGGAGATGGCGTTGCTAGCCTTGTCGAAATTTTCCGGGTTGGACCGCCGGCGCATTGAGGAAGCCTTCCGGCCCGAGACCACGATGCCGCTCGGGGACGGCGAGGCGGACGCCTGGGAGAGCGCGCGAGAGAAGTTCGCCGGGCTCCAGTTCACCCTTCGGCTGCATGGCCATGAGAACGGCCGGGACATGCGTCAGATCATCAACAGCGCAAGGTCGGCCAGCTACGATGCCGTCATGGTGGACCACCTCGGCATGATCGGGCGCGACTCGAACGGCCGGGAGCTCGACCAACTCTCAGCGGCAATCCATGGACTCCGCGGCCTCTCGCGCGGCGAAGCGATCCCGGGCTACCGGCCGTGGGTGGTCGCCACCTCGCAACTCAACCGCGAGATCGATAAGGGCGAGGAGTCGCGCATCCCGCGCATGGCTGACTTCCGGGGCTCATCCCGCATCGAGCACGACACGGACGTGGCGATCGGGCTCCAGCGCCGGCCGAAGGAGGACGACGGGCCGCTCTACGTCCTCGACGCCTTCGTGCTGAAGAACCGATTTGGGCCGCCGGGCGTGATGTCCTTCGATGCGAACGGAGCGACGGGGCTTGTGGTGGAGCGCCGTCATGACGAACCCAAGCCACCACCCAACTGGCAAGACGGAGGGGACGAGTCGTGACCACCCAGGAGCGTCTACGCGAGGAGCGGCGGAGCATGAGGCCGAGGCCGGTGAACGCAAGGAAGCTAGCGCTGGCTCGGAAGGAGTGCCCGTACTGCTGGGTGGTGGGTGGGCACGACGCGAGGTGCAAGCGCGCCCGGGTGGCTGCGGAGGTGACCCCGTGACGCCGCTCATCGTCTGGACGCTGGTGGTCGCTGGCATCTGGTGGCTGTTTCATGCGCTGCGCCACCGGGACCCACCGCCGCCCTCTCCGTGGTCGACCCCCGGCTACCGCGGCGGCCTCAGGCGCAGGCTCATCGCATCGAATCTGGAGAAAGCACCATGACGCTGGCCGAGAAGCTGGAGAACCTGGCGCTCATCGCGCAGTCGTTCGCGTCTATGGACCGGACGAACGCGCTTCGGATCGAGACCTTCCGGCACAAAGCGATGGAGGCCACTGACCGACTCGCGGACGGCATGGCGTGGGCCGAGAACGAGCGCGCCTGGGAAGTCTCGTTCTACGTCGGCGGCGGTGGAGTGCTCCAGGAGACCACGCCATCCGGCATCGGCAAGACGCTGGAGCAGGCGGTGGACCTCTGCGGCGCGCGGGCGGCGGAGATCCTATCGAAGCAAGCCGGCTGGGCTCGGAAAGAGCACTCGGACAGTTTGGAGCGAGCGGCATGGCTTGACGGACTGGCGGCTCGGCTCATCGGGCAGAACGTGGAGGGGCCGTGACCACCCCCAGGAATGCCCAGGAAGGCGTCTGCGAGGCCGAACGCGGGCCTCAGGCGCCGAATCCGGGTGCGGACACGACCGAGAATCTGGGTTAGCGCATGCGGAACTCGGAACGAATCCACTCGATCCGGTACAAGCGCTTAGGAATACCGGGCGTTTGCTACTACTGCGGGGTGCAGTCCGCGGCCGAGGACCACGTTCCGCCGCTGGCGTTGGTCTCGGATGACCCGGATCTGCGGGTAGGACTGCCGTTCTGGCTCGTCCCGGTCTGCACCGAGTGCAACTCCCACCTTGGCTGCCTTCCGCTTCTGATGCTGGAGGGTAGGCGGGCCCACATCCTCAAGGCTTACCGCTCAAAGTACCGGCGGATTCTTTCGATTCCGGCATGGGAGCCAGAGGAGTTGGCGGGCCTGAAGTACAACCTGCGACACAAGGTCGTGACTGGCCTAGCGTTGAAGCGTGCCATCCTCGAGCGAATGGCCGTGCTGGGCAGGAAGCGCTCAGAGCCAGCGCCGTGGCTCGATCACAACGGCGAACCGCTGGACCCGGGGGACGAACGTGACCGATGAAGCCACCGCTACTCGCGTTCCACTACAGGCCGCCAGTTCTATCGCCCCCCGTTTGAGGGCGGACATCACCTGGGCCTACTGCTGCCCGGTGTGCGCCGACTCGGCGGAGCCGGGCGAGGCCCTGGGGTGGTACACGGCCGAGGGACTGAAGCAACACAAGTGGGACGTGCACGGGGAGGCGTCATGACCGGGCGCGTTACACTGCGAGAGCCGACGCCGGAAGAGGAAACGCGGTGGGCCGAGGAGGTGGCCGACGCGCTGTCCAAGTCGCAGTCGGCGCGCCTGTGCATCCCGACGCTGGACCCGGTGACGCCGGGGATGGTCGCGGCCCTGGCGGTGGCCTGCAAGGTCAAGGGCATCGACCCCGACCGGATCACGTTCCAGCAGGTCACTCCTCCGCCGCCCGGTCGGAACCTTGAGTGGATCGCCGGGCTGCTGGAGGAGAACGAGACGATGCGGAAGCAACTCGCGGAGGCCGGGTCGCTTCCGGCCGAGGACGGGGAGACCACGCCATGACGCGACCAGGCTATACCGAGGATGGGGTCTGCGAGGAGTGCGGCAAGGGCTACCCCCACAAGCCGGATTGTCGAACGGGCCAGACCCCGGCTTGGGCACCCGGCGGAGCGTTCTGCGACTGCGGCCTAGTCGAGTTCATGGTTCCCGGCCCGGCCTGCTGCCGCACCGCGAAGCCAGGCATGGCGCCAACCCAGCACACACCGACCGAGTGCCGGCCGTCCACTTACGATGAGGTGGTCAACCTAATCCCACCGGAAGAGACGGAGGACGCATGACCGGCCCGGACATGGTGATCGCGCTGAAGGAGTCGCCCAAGGGCGAGCACTCGGCGGTGCTGGCGATCTGGGACTCGGCCGTCGGCGGGTGGGTGAACGTGACGCGAATCATCACTCCCGAGCAAGCCAACGCGATCCGGGACTACTGGGCGAAGCGAGAGCGCCGGGAGGTGCCCGACCTCATCGTCAAGGTCTCCATCCCGGAACTGGGGATCGCATGAAGCTCGTTCATATCGTGCTCACGGCGGTGGTCAGCGACGAGGACGCTGCCCTCGACCGGCTCGAAGAGGGCGAGCAGGGCTGCCCGCTCAACCTCCTGCCACGGCTCGTCGACGAGGCGACCGACTGGGGCACGCACAATGGCTTGTGCCCATTCTGTACCGGGCGCGCTTGGGCGACCGTGCTCCGAGAGGCGACGCCCGAGGACGTCGAGCGGTTCACCTGGAATACGGTGGAAGTCGCGTCCGGGATGGCTCCATGACGCGCATCGCCTTCACCGTCGAGGGCCAACCACTCCCGAAGCAACGCGCCCGCGTCCCGAAGTCCGGCCGCAGTTACACCCCGGCGCGCACCCAGGAGGCCGAGAACAAGATCAAGTTGCTGGCTCGACAGGCCGGCGCGCGTACGCCGATGGCTGGCCCCGTCTCTCTCGTCGCGCGCTTCTTCCGCGAGGACGCGACGGCGGTGGATCTCGACAACATGGTCAAATTGTTGGCCGATGGCTGCAACGGCATCGTATGGAACGACGACGCCCAGGTGGTCGAGCTCTGCGCGACGAAGCTGGTTGACCGAGAGCACCCACGGACCGAGGTGGAGATCCGGGAGGTACCGGTCCAGGTCGAGCGGGTTCGGGTGCCGCTCCTCGAGGCTGCCGAGGTCGAGCCATGAGCCGGCGTTCGACGAAGCAGCGCAGGGCGGCGAGGCGGCGCCTCCACGGTTCTGCGCCCGTCGCGAAGAAGCGTTGTTGGCTCTGCCGCGACACCCGGGGCGGCGGCTTCCTGAACTCTCGCGGCTGGCCGTGCGGCTGCCCGGTCTGCGGGAAGGTCCCATGAGCGACGACCCCAAGGACGCAGAGATCGCCAGGCTCACCACGGAGCGCGACATCGCAAACGAGCGAGCGATCTCGTTCCTGGCGGAGACCAAGGCGGCGGGTCACTTGGCCTGGCAGGCGGTGGAGGTGCTCCGGGACCTAGAGTGGCACGGTCCGGTGGGGGGCGAGTTCAAGAGCAAGATCGCGCACTCCTGCCCGTCCTGTGGCGCCCCCTACTTGTCCGGCCACGTCGCTGGCTGCGCGCTGGCCCGGCTCATCGGCAAGGAGCCGTCCACGTGACCGGCCCCCGACGCCTCGACGGACCGTTCTTCCGCTGGTCCGATCCCGCCCCCTACAGCAAGCATCCGCCCGAGTCCTACGGCGAGGTCCCGGATCTGGTCGAGGCAACGGTCGAGGTCAGCCGTCGCCGCAACCTCGACTGTGCCCGCTACTGCGAGTGCCTGACGCACGCGGCCAACCATGGGTGGCGAGGGTTCGAGTGCTGCCGATGCGAAGCCTTCCCGGGCGCGACGGTGCGCCGGTTGAGGGTCATCCAGTGAAGGCGCAATCGCTCTGCGCTGCCGAGGAGTGCCTGGAGCCGGCCTTCTCGCGTGGCCTCTGCCTGCTGCACCTGAAGCGCGCCCAGCGCGGCAAGCCACTTGACGCACCCAACCGGCGCACCGTCTCGGAACTCGCCTGGCTCGTCGAGATGGCGCTCCACATCGCCAACCTGGACGCCGAAGAGGACCACGCCGCTTGGCGGGCAGCCGAGAAGCGCCTGGACCGGGCCGCGCTGAAGCGCGCTCGAGCCCTTGGGTGGGCGCCTCCAGGTTAACGACCATGACAACCTCGATAGCAGACAGGGCCAGAGCAAGGGCCACTGGGCGCCGCCGAAAGAGTGGGTGGGACTTGCCGTTATTCCACCCACTTCTCGACAAGTTCGAATGCGTTGTGGTGGCCCGTCGAGGCGGCCGGGCGAAAGACCGGCGCCTATATCGAGCACTTAGGATGGTGGAGGCCGGGTTGACGTATGCGGAGGTCGCTGAAAGCGGCTACTTCGATGGTGGAACATCGGTAGCCAACATCCGACGGGTAGTCGCCAAATCCAGGCGAGAACTATTCAGGGCGATCAGGCTGGAGTCCGAGGCAAAGCATTGGGCTCCGCCTTGGCAGGACAAGGTGGCGCCGCTGCCAGTGCCCTGGACGGAGCGCATGGCGGACTTCTTGGCGGCCACCTCCACGGCGTCCCAGGATCAGACCGACATCCAGCAGGCGGAACTCGAAGAGCGGCGCAGGAACGGCTGGGCCCGGCGCTTGGACGCTCGCCTGATGGCTCTCGGGATCGTGCCGTAGGGCCGATTTGTCCAAGTAGGCCCTAGCCTCTGGGCCGTGGCGACCCGTCCATGCGCGACCCCAGGCTGCGCCCTGCTCGTCAAGGACGCGCCCCGTTGCCCTGACCACGCACAGCGATACGCCTCCCGCCTAGCGGTCGAGGACGTGCGGGCGCGCGGCAGCGCCACGGCTCGAGGGTACGACGCCGCGTGGCGCACCCTCAGGGACGGCTACCTCCTACTGCACCCGTCGTGTGAGGCGTGCCTGGGGGTGGGGGTGACCAAGCCGGCCAAGGTGGTCGACCACATCACGCCCCACCGCGGCAACGACTCACTCCGCCTCGACCCAACCAACCTCCAGTCGCTCTGCTGGTCGCACCACACCCGCAAGACCAGGACCGAGGGCGCCGGCTACCGCGCCCCCAGGCCGGCATGACGGCAAGGCACGTGCCACGGCTCGCTGTAGGGCGCGCCCCTCATCATATGGGAACGGCCGGAGCAACCGTTGCGCCAGTCACGCACGC